GGCTGACGGAACTGGCTCGGCAGGAATGGAAGAAATTAAGGGGGGCGAATGAATGAGCTGGAGCTTTTCGCAGGTGCTGGTGGGGGAATTCTTGGGGGGCAGCTCCTTGGACACCGTACCGTCTGCGCCGTTGAATATGACGCATACGCCCGATCAGTTCTATTGGCCCGACAAGCCGACAGAACATTCCCGCCTTTCCCGATTTGGGATGACGTCCGAACCTTTGACGGTAGACCGTGGCGCGGAGCTGTTGACATTGTTTCTGGAGGATTCCCGTGCCAGGACATATCCGTCGCAGGCCGTGGAGATGGATTGGACGGAGAACGTAGCGGACTCTGGCGGGAAATGGCGCGAATCATTGGCGAGGTACGACCCCGATACGCATTCATTGAAAACAGCCCAGCTCTCGTTAATCGAGGACTGGACAGGGTGCTCAGTGACCTTGCCGCGCTCGGGTTTGATGCTCGATGGACAGTGCTGGGAGCTGCCGATGTTGGGGCGCATCACCAGAGAGATCGAATCTGGATTCTTGCCCACTCCCGTAGCAACGGACGCGGGGAGCGGCAGATTCAACACATCAGTGGGGGGCAAACCACGTCCGACGCTGGCGCTGATGGCTCGCAAGGACTTGTGGCCAACGCCAACAGTTTGCGGGAATCACAACCGCAAGGGAGCCAGCAAGACGAGCGGGGACGGATTAGCTACAGCAGTAGCAAAGAAGATGTGGCCGACACCACAAGCCAGCGACAACAGGGACAGGGGCAACTTGTCCACACCGGCAATAGCTCGGCGGGTGGAGATTGGCAAGCAAGTGAGCCTTTCCATGTGCGTCAGTCCCATGAATGGCCGCCTGAACCCGCAGTGGGTCGAGTGGTTGATGGGATGGCCCATAGGACACACCGACTTAAAGCCATTGGCAACGGACAAGTCCCGCAATGCCGTGCAGCAGCCTGGCGAATGCTTGGAGGTGTCTGAATGAAACCCCGCATCTACCTAGCCTACAAGTGGCAAGACGCAGGCCATGACTACGAGCTGTGGCGCTGCATGGGTAACGGCTGCAAGGCTTTTGGTGTGACGCCTAAGCAGGCTTACGAGCAGTGGATTAAGCAAGGCGGGCAGACATGAAAGCAACCCTAGCGCTTTATAACGCCCAACAGGCCCACAGCGCACTCAGCGAAGTATGGCCGCTGATCAAGGCTTATCTGATGGCAGGGCACCGCCTGCAATTTAGTGTGAAGCCTCAGACCCGCTCACTTGAGCAGAACGCACGGCTCTGGGCGATGCTGACCGAAATCAGCGAACAGGTGGAGTGGTATGGCCGCAAGTTGACGCCTGACAACTGGAAGCACGTTTTCACAGCAGCCCTGAAGAAACAGGACGTAGTGCCTGGAATTGATGGCGGCTTTGTCGTGCTAGGTCAGTCCACATCACAGATGACCAAGAGCGAGATGGCCGAGCTTCAAACGCTCATGGAGGCTTTCGGCGCTGAGAAGGGCGTGAAGTTCAGCGAGGTGGAGGAATGAACCGCTCTCTCTGCCCCTATTGCCGCAAGCGCCTAGAAGAAGGCCAGCGCATCCATGACCACTGCATCCAAGGCTATGCCGACGCAGTGCAAGCCAAGAAGGAGCGCGAGGAATGGAAGCGCAGCCGTGAAGCAATCAGGGCTGAGAAGGCCGATCTACGCCAGCGCAAGGAAGCGCTTAAACGCATACCCGACTACATCAAGGAGGCACAAGTTGCATTCAACGCATTTATCAGGGCGCGTGACGCTGGCAAGCCTTGCATTTGTTGCGGTCAACCGCTGGGAACAGGAGAAGTGGGTGGCGCGTATGACTGCGGGCACTACCGGTCAACAGGAAGTGCAGCCCATTTGCGATTTCATGAGGACAACGCTCATGCCCAGCGCAAGGTTTGTAACCGCTGGGGTGCAGGCCGCGCTGTGGACTATCGCATTGGCCTTGTGGCCCGCATTGGGTTGGAGGCTGTGGAGGCGCTGGAGTCAAGTAACCAGCCGCACAAATGGACACGCGAAGAACTGAAAGAAATAACACAGACATACCGCAAGAAACTTAAGGAGCTACAGCAATGACTATTTTTTTGATTGGCCTGCCTTGGCTGGCTTTGGTAGCGGCGGCAATGACTGACCACAAAGAGGGAAACGATGGGTCGGCTCTTGCCTTTTTGATAGGCGCAGTCCTTATTATGTCCTTGGTCTTAGTTGGAGCAGGCTTGGTAGGGTTGCAATGAGAAAGAAATGCACACGCAGGCACTACGCCCTAAGCAATCCCATCACGCTCGCCATAGAAGGCGCTTGCGTCTCACAAAACAGCGAGCTAGACAAGCTACGGGAGCGCGAGAAGCAATCTATTGATGCACTTGCTCAAGGAGTGGGCACGATTGGCCACTTGAGGGCTGTAGAAGCCATGCTCATGATTTCCCGCTCTATGGCTGAAGCAGGGATAGGCCGCGACGAGGTGCTACTGATTTCCGCAATCGCTGGCTCACACCTGAAGGACGACGAGGCCCGATATGAACAAACAGGGCGCATGGGCACTACTGGCCTTGGGTTGAAGGCTTACCGCGATTTGTTTGAGTACCACGACCTCCAGCGTCTAAGCGTAGCCCGTAGCGAGTATGAGAAACACATAGCCAAGGCGTTCAACCGTCGCCGCTCTGCTTCATCGGAGGCCGCATGAGCACATCAATAGCAATTAATACCGCAACCAACGCAGTAGCAACAGCAGCAGCCGCTGAAGCATCAAGAGCAAAAGATATTGCATGCAAGGCGCTTCTGAGTGCCTACAAACCCGAGGGAGCCACAGTGTCGGAGATGCGCAAGTACGCAGATTGTGTGCATCGCATGTACCCGCAGCCAATGAGTGATGGCCTATCTGTAGTGCTCAAGGTTGCAATTCTTGTGCTTATTGCTTCTTTTGTTGTTGGTTGTTTTTATGAGCGCGGAAACTTTTTTGACCGCTTTCTCGGCGGTGGCTTGATGTTTCTCACGGTTGCGGTTGCTGCGATGGTGCTTCTGGCCTTTGCTGTTGGAGGGGTTCTATTCGTTTTTAGCTAACCCATCCATCCAGCCCATACACCCGCATCAATCACTACACCACGCAGGGGCAAGACATGTTGAAGAAGAACCAGCCGTTAAAGCTCAAAGAAGGCTCGACCATGTGGACGGTCTATCAATCAATCCGCAATGGCAACCACTCGCAATCTCAGATTCTTGTAGATACAGCTCTCAGGCTGGGGAAGATGCGCAGCGCATTGCATAACTTGCGCTTTGTTGGAATGGTTGATTTGGTGGAGATTGATGGCCGCTCACGCTATTACCTACCAGACCAAGAGAGGCCAAAGAAGGCCGAAGAAGGTAAAGCGGAAAACGTGACACCCGCACAAACACTAGCGAAAAACAATTGTTGTGCAACAAGTGCAAGAAAAGTTGAAGGGCTAAAAGGCGTTGGAAGGCCCAAAAAAGAGAAGCTGCAAGTTATCGGATGGCGACCAAAGTCACCAGAGGCGAGAAACAAGTTTATCGAGATGGGCGGCAGCAAGTGGCTTGATAGGGTGATGGAGGGTCTTACATCGTGAAGTTTCATGGATTCATTCAAGGCGCAAACGTCAGTCCAAGAGAAGCGATTTACTTGCTTTATGAGCTTGCAGATTCCGTGGGGAGTCTTTTGGACGCAAAGGGTGGGAGTGACAAGTACCGCATGAAAGTTCTCAACAAGATGAAGGCCATTCACTGGGCGATTGCCTTGATTGAAGAGGAACAATCCTTCAGGGAGAAAGCTATAGAGGCTGGGACATGGAAAGGCCCAAGGGACGAATACATAAGGCGCTTCATTGCTCATAGGCACATAGCGTCAGAGGCGTGACCGCTTTACCACTTTGGAAAATAAGACCCGCAGAGCGCAATCAACACCACGGACGCTTTTTAGCTAAGGGATTGTGGCTCTGCACCTTATAGCGCCGATCATTCGCACAAATACGGGTGCGCCCAACACGGCTAAATGTTGGGATACATCCGAGCAATTCCCAATGCTCAACCGTTGAATGTGGAGAAGGGCAGAAGCGCTGCCGAAAGGTCAAGTCCCGAAGCGCTCCATTCATGAAGTAAGCCGCTTGTGTATCAATCCGTTGATGCAGCTAAAGGACAGGCGGTTTACTTGATGGCGGTCTTTACATGCCATTTGCCACAAGTGAACGTGCGAATTCCGGAATCTTGTGGGCCAACAAATGGAGCTGCTGTAAGGCGTGGAAGCGGTAGGACGAACTCCCTAAGGGCCTACGACGCAGGGACTAGAGATCAGCACTAGCCGCCATCAATTTATTAACCGTGAACACCCGTAAGGACTCACATGACCAAGCCAATCACAGTCGGAGAACTCCGCAAGCTCTTAGAGAGCTACCCGCAAGAACTGCCTGTTTACCTATCGTGGGAGGGGCGATATATCCCGTTTGATGAAGCTGACCGCATAGCAGAGGAAGAACTAACTGCAAACGATGAGCGGATTCTTGTCATCTACGCTGATGATTGGGGCGTGTGATGGCACTCACTGCAAAACAAGAAGCATTTGCTCAAGCAGTCGCAAGCGGAATGACGCAAGCCGACGCTTACCGGCACGCCTATGACTGCGAAGGAAGCAACGATCAAACCGTATGGGATGAGGCCAGCGACCTGATGCGCCACCCCGAGGTGGGCCCTAGGGTGAAATACCTCAAGGATGAACTCGCATGCGCTGCCCTTTGGAGCCGTTTAGACAGCGTTCAGACGCTCGCAGACATAGCCAAAGGGGAAGAGACTAGGGCGAATGAGAAAGTGGCTGCAATCAAGGAATTGAACAGCATGCACGGCTTCAATGCTCCGACAAAGCACGAAGTCGCCGGTAACTTCACACTAAACATCCACTTTGACTAGCCTAGACGTTCGCTTTCCCAAGGCGGTGCAGTTCCTGTTTAAGCCTGCCCGTTACAAAGTCATGCGGGGTGGCCGTGGCTCTGGTAAGTCGTGGACGGTTGCACGCGCATTGCTTGTACTCTGCACACAGAAGCAACTGCGCATTCTCTGCACCCGAGAGATACAGAAGAACATCCAACAGTCTGTCCACCAGCTTCTAAGCGACCAGATAGAGGCAATGGGGCTTTCATCTGCGTTTGAGGTGCTGAACAATGAGATCAGGGGGCCGCATGGCTCTCAAATCTTCTTCAGTGGCTTGTCAGACATTACGGCGACTGGCCTAAAGTCGTTCGAGGGGGTTGACATCGTGTGGTGCGAAGAAGCCCAGGCTATCAGCGCCAAGAGCTGGAAAACGCTAATCCCCACGATTCGTAAGGAAGGCTCTGAGATTTGGGTGACATACAACCCCGAGCTAGAGACCGACCCAACCCACCAGCTATTCGTGGTGAATCAACCGCCTGATTGCGTGTCTGTCCTGATGAACTGGACGGAAAACCCATACTTCCCCGCTGTGCTGGCTGCTGAACGAGAACACGCACAGAAGACCATGAAGCCCGAGGAATACCGCAATGTGTGGGAAGGCGAGTGCTTACCCGCTGTTACGGGTGCTATCTACTTTGAGGAAATGGCCGCTGCTGAACGTGACGGACGCATCAGGGATGTGCCTGCCGACCCATTGCTGAAGACTCACGCTATCTGGGACTTGGGCTGGAATGACTCCATGTCCATCATTCTGGTGCAGCGCTCTGCTTCTGAGCTGCGAATCGTGGATTACATCGAAGACAGCCACCGCACACTTGATGACTACGTGCGCCAACTTAAGAACATGCCGCTCAATTGGGGCACTCATTACCTGCCGCACGATGGTTTCACCAAAGACTTCAAGACCGGCAAGAGCGCTCAAGAGATTATGGAGGCGCTTGGTTGTTCTATCGAACAGACGCCAAACATGGAGATAGAAGCGGGGATCCGTGCTGCTCGCATGACGTTCAACCGCATCTACTTTGACAAGACCAAGGCCGCACGGCTTATCGAGTGCTTGAAGCGCTACCGACGCCACATCAACAAACAGACGCTAGAGGCATCCGGCCCACTGCACGACGAGTACAGCCACGGTGCCGACGCCTTCCGTTATGCCGCCATCGTTGCCGACAGTCTGAGCAATAGCGGGGGAAGCATGAAGCCGATTGCGTACAAGAAGCGGTACATAACCTAGCCGCTTTACCACTTTTGACAATAGGCCAAACGCTGTGATAGCGCTGGAGAACCTATGTCTAAGATGGACGATACAGAGCTGCTGGAGTTATTGCAGCGCAAAGAGAGTGCAGCCGGTCATTACGTGCATGGTGAGCTTGGAGACGCCCGAGAGAGGGCTATGCGCGCTTATCACCGCCTTCCATACGGCAATGAGCAGGAAGGCTGGAGCGATGTTGTCGCCTCTGACGTACAAGACTCGGTGGAGTGGATTCTTCCATCACTGCTCAACACGTTCACCAGCACTGACAAAGCCGTAGCGTTTGAGCCTACCAAGGCCAATGAAGTGAAGGGCGCAGAGCAAGCAACCGACGCTTGTAACTATGTCTTTTACAAGCAAAACAACGGCTTTCTAGTCCTTTACACCGCCATTAAAGACGCGCTGAGCGTTAAGAACTGCGCTGTCCACTGGTACAAAGAATCGCAAGAAGTCGTTAGCAGCCAGCCATTCAAGGGCGCGAGTGAAGAAATGCTCGCCATGTTGCTGCAAGAGGGTGGTGAGCTGGAATATGCCAACCCTGAGCCAGCTATCGGGGAAGACGGACAGCCACTGATAAACCCCATGCCTGATGGTATGGGTGGCGTCATTCTCCAACCCGTTACGCACTACACCGGACGCATCAAGACCACTGAAAAGCGCACCATCTGCAAGGTAGAAGCCTTCAATCCGGCGCACTTGCTCATTGAGAAGGACTGGACTAGCCCACTCTTGGCTGATTGCCCTTATGTTGCACGGCTGAAGTACGTTAGCTCTAGCGACATCAAGGCGATGGGCCTGAAAGCTACGCCCGACGAACTGAAAGCCTCTGACGTAGAGGTGGATGCAGACGAAGACCGCCTGATGACGGTTGACCGCCAGGATAGCGGCGGCTTCTCTCGCACTGAGAACGACGACCAAGACGACATTACTTATGGTTGGTTGCGTATTGAGTACGTCCTAGCGGATATTGATGGCGACGGTATCGCAGAGCGGGTGAAAGTAACCCGACTGCGTGACAAGATTCTTGACACTGAGGTTGTCTCGCACGTTCCAATTGCGACCACTTCGCCAGTGCTGAACCCTCACCGCTGGGATGGCATGTCCATTGAAGACTTAGTGGGCGACATTCAGAAGCTGCACACAGAGATTCTGCGCGGAACTCTGGACAACCTGAAGCTGACCACAAACCCACGCAAGAAGCTGCTCACAGACGCCAACGGTACGCCCATGGCGAACTTGGACGATCTGCTTGATTCCCGTATCGGTGGCATTGTGCGTATGCGCTCGCCTGACGCTGTGACAGAGGAAATCACCAGCTTTGCCGGTGCTGCTGCCATGCCAATGCTCGAGTATGTGCAAGGCATGAGAGAGAACCGCACGGGTGTTTCTCGTACTTCGATGGGTCTAAACCCTGACAGTCTGAACAACACCGCTAAAGGCCGACAGATCGACCAGACAGCCGCGATGCAGCGTATCGAATTGATAGCGCGCATCTTTGCTGAGACGCTGGTTAAGCCGATATTCCAAGGCATTCTGAAGCTGCTCACTGATGGCGAAATGCAAAAGCTGTCTTTCAAGCTGCGTGATGAGTTCGTAGAGTACGACCCGCAAGAATGGCGCGATCAGTACGACATGACCATCAATGTAGGTCTGGGCACTGGCGATAAGCAGGCTCAATCTCAGATGCTGACCATGATTCTTCAGCTTCAGCAGGCAGGCATGGCAATGGGACTCGCTACTCCCGCGCACCTGTACCACACGGGCGCAAAGATCATCGAGAACGCTGGCTTTAAGGATGTGCAGAACTTCATCCAAGACCCTAGCAAGCTGCCGCCACAGCCTCCCAAGCCTGACCCTGCTCTCATGGTGGAGCAAGCCAAGATGCAGGCAGACGTTCAGAAGACTCAGGCCCAGCTCATGGCGAGCAAAGAGATTGAGCAGATGCGCGCAGCCTCCAAGCTGCAAGAGGTGCAGGCAAACCTTGAACTGCAAGCCGCTAACGATGCCCGAGACAGTGAGCGCGAACAGGCTAAAGCGCAGTTTGAGCAGGCTATGGAACTCCAACGCATCGAACTGGAGAAGTGGAAGTCTGAGCTAGACGCCCGAGTGAAGCTGCGTATTGCACAAATCGGCAAAGAGCAGAGCGGTGACGAACTGATGGCTGCAGTGGGTGACGCTGAAGCACTTGGACAGCCCAACCCTATCGACCAGCTTGCACAGATGCATGCCCAGACTATCGCAGCCATTAGTCAGATGGCAGAGACGATGGCACGCCCCAAGCAAATCGTGCGTGACGCCCAAGGCCGCGCACAAGGAGTTATTTGATGAGTGATAACGTAGTCCTGAATCCTGGCACTGGTGGCGATACCGTCGCAACTGATGACGTTGGGGGCGTTCACTTCCAGCGCTTCAAGCTAGACCTTGGCGCAGATGGTGCCTCCGCTCCGGTAGTGGGTTCTTTGCCTACAGCACCAGAGGGAGCGCAGTCTGCTTTCTGGCCCAGCTACAAGGGCGTTGCAGACACTTCGCCTGCTGGTTTCAATGTTGACCAAGGTGGCGCTCTGGTTACCCGAGGGGCGGTGACTACGGATGAAGGCACATTCCGCGTCAACTTCGCCAATACGTCCATTGCTGTGTCTATCGGCTCTGTCACCGTATCGGGAAAGACTGTGACCGGCTCCGGCTTTCTTGCTGCCGATGTGAACTATCACGACTACTTCAAGCTGGACGCTGACCCCGAGAGTGCATGGTCGCAGATTGACTATGTGGTTGACGATACAACCATCATGCTGACCAATGCCTACACGGGCGGCGCATCTGGTGCGGCGTCTCGCGCTTTGGTCATCCCCGTAACTCAGACAGGCGGCGGTTATTCCGTTGCATCTGGTCAATTGACGATGACAAGCGGAACCACATCGGGCGGCGGCGTCATCATCGGTCGCATCATGGATTACGGGCCGCTGGTGTATCGGGCGCGTCTGTCTATCTCTCAGCGAGTGGCAAACAACGAAACCCGCATAGGCTTTGCTGAACCTGTCACTGTGACGCAGCCCCGATGGACTGCGCGATTTATCGCAGATGGCACGGTAAACACTACGATCAAGTGCGAATCCAGCCGCAATCCAACGACAGCCCCGAGCGCTGCTGAGACAGAAACCACTTCGGTAACCATCCCCAACGGTGGAAACACTGCACAGCAACTGGATTACCGCATTGAGCAGCTCACAGAGTCCGTGCGGTTCTATGTCTCCGGCGTATTGGTGGCAGAGCACTCCAAGGTAATGCCTGCGCAGTCTGATGTGATGGTGGCTAGTGTCCGTAGCTTCAACACGGGTGTGCCAGCTTCTAGCACTTCTGTGGTGGTTGATTACCTGACGGTTAAGAACCACAACAAGCTAGAAATCGGTGTCATGTCAGACGCTGAAAAGATCGTAGCCGCTGCCGTACCTTTGCAGCAGTTCACCTATAACGTGGCTGGCGTGATTGCGGTCAACACTGACCTGATTGTGATGGACTGCTCTCAGCTCCGTTCATTGTTCATTCAGTGCAACAGCATGGGAACCTCGGGCGTTGTGACTACCCAATGGTCAAATACTCCAGACTTTGCCCAACCAATCACCGCCACTCTGATGAGCGAATCTGGCGCAACGTCCACCACGTTCAACGCTGCCGGTATGCGCGTCACCAACGTGCTTGCCAGGTACTGCCGCCATCGCCTGACCACGGCGACAACCGCAGGCACCACGACATTAAACGTATGGGGCGCACAGACAACCTACACGCCTTTGGCAATGACGGTGAACGGCACTGTTGGCGTATCTGGCGATACTGCTGCCGCTGCGTCTGCTGATGGATTGGCTAACCCGACTATC